GTCGCCTACAAACCGCGACGCCTCGATTGCGCCGGCGTCGGCCAGGCCGATCCGCCCGCCGAGAACGCCGGCGATGACCTCGGCCTTTGCCGGCGTCAGAAGCAGCGGGCGATTTAGCGCCCGGTCGGCGATCAGGTTGAGCATACGCGGCATTAGCGACTCCATCCCGAGCCGATCGCCCGGCGCTTTCGTGTTCCGCTTCGCGCGGATTCGCACATTGCCGCGTAATCGGCAATGGCTTTGTCAAGCGTCGCAAGATTGGTCGGCGTGAAAACGACCTGCCTTTGCGTCGCCGGATCGCGGATCATCGTTTCCGCGACCGACTCGCCAGCGACCACGCGCAGGCGGATGGCGCGCAGCGCGGACGCTACCGCGCACGGGTCGTCGGCGTCGATCGTCTGCCCGCCGATCGTGATGTCGGTCATAGGTTGCCCTCCGGCTCCGGCTCGTCCGACGCCAGCAAATCGATGTCGCTGCCGCCGTTGGTGATGCCGCCGTGAATTCCCAACCGCTCGCGGTCGGCGGCCTCCTCGGCGCGCTGCTCGTAAACGTCCTGATAATCAACGCCCAAATCGGCGCAAATCATCTGATCTGACATTACGCCCATTTCTCGATACATTTTGTGCGCAGCCGCCGCCTTTGTCTCGTCCGCGACCGGCTTCGCCGGCCCGCGCCATTGCGCGCGCGTGAGAGCTTGGCGGTTGGCCAGGAACGCATCCAGCCCGCCCGGAATGGGCGTTCCGCCCGCCTCGATGTCATCCTCTAACCATGCGGCGAAGGCCGCTTGCGAAAATGGCGCCGCAATATGGCGCCGCCGATAGAGCGTCAGCGGCCACGATTTGGAAGTAGACAATTTCATCGACGCGTAGGACTCGCCGCGATGATCGCCAGATACATCCGCGAAGGCGGCGCCGGCGCAGCGCGCGATTTCGCGCAGCAGGAAATTAGCGATCGGCTCGAACGCGTCGGACGGCGTCGAGGACGTATGCAGTTTGAGCGACTCGCCGGACATCAGATGCGGAATTTTGCCGTGCTGCCCAAGATCGATCTTGACCGATTTCGCCCACCCGATTTTTTCGGCCATGTAATTCTGAAACAGGTTCGCCGAGCCATCGAGCGGCGGCGCCGTCTCATCTTGCGTGCGCAGCGCGTCGAACACGTCGCCGGTCGGATAGTCCGACTCGATCGTTGCGGCAAAAATGGCGTGGATCATCTTCGCGGTGATCGATGCCGCCATCAACTGATCGTAGTTGCGCAGCGTCCGAAGGATCGGCGCGAAAACCGATATGCCGCGCAGCGCGCCGATCTGGCCGTCAAATACATGCAGCAGCACCGGCCGGCCGTAAGCGTCGCGCGCCGGCATCGCCGTTTTGACCGGCAACATCGTGCGGCGGTCGCGGTAGCTGAGCAGATAGCCCGCGCTGGCGCCGTGCTTGTCAAGAATAACGCCGTGTTCGATCGACTCGGCCGGCCGCGTGTCGGTTGGCACCCACCATGCCGGCAGTTGCCGCAATTTCGTTCGATGCGTCGTTCCCGGCCGGCGGAGTGTCACGAATTGGGTAAAATGCTCGCCAGTGGCGAACCAGTGCCGGATCGCGGCGCCCTGCATCTGCGCGAGCGTCTGCCGCGCGCCGGCGTCGCATTCGGCCGGCGTCTCGGCCCAATCCTGAAAGCGCCGCTCAACCCGCCGCGCCCACTGCGAGGTTGTCGATGCATCCCATCCGAAAGCGGATGCATCGGGCACGTAATTGATCGACAGGCCAGCGCCGATCATCTGCCCAACCATCGTATCGACTAGGCCATTGATCCAGCCGGAATTTTGGATGGCTTCGACCGCGCGGGATACGACGGCGACCCACGATTGCCGGATGTCGTCGCCCGCATCGCGCAGGGATGTCGGGCCGAGCATCAACGCGCTTTCGGCGGCGGAGCCGATCGGGCCGCGCAGATAGGCCGCCGCCGGCGCCGGCTTTGACTTGGCATTCGTCGTCGTCATGCGTCACCTGTTCAATTCGGCGGCCTGCTCCGCAAGCGTCTTGCGGCGGACTGCGACGCCGGCCGCCGCCGGCTCTTTCGCGACGAAACGATGCGCACCAATATGCCATCCGGCGGCCTGTTGCATAGCCTCAACGTCCAGAAAGTGATTTTCGCGTGACCGCCGCACCCATATGGGCCGCCCGCCGGGCCGCCGAATGCGCGCCTCGGACACTAACTGCTGCAAATAGTAGTCCGGCACGTCGACCGGCAGGAGAAATGCGCCCGGTTGATCGACCGGCCATCGCATTTTTTCGTGCAGCGCGCGCTTGAAATAGTCGGTGTCCAGGTGCAGCAACTCGATGCCGGCCTTTTCGACGCGGCCGCGCCAATTTACGACCGCTTCGATTTTTGATGGCAGAATCGGCCGGCCGGCCAGGCTGGCCCGGCCCTTGGTCGGCCGCGCGACCATGCGGTGCAGCGAACACCAAGAATACACGCGATTTTCGGGAACAGCAGTCGGCTTGCCCGGGCGAAAGCCGGAGTCGATCAGCGCCAGGCGGATTGCGTGGCCTGCGTAGCCGGCCCGGATGATCGCCGATAACTCCTCCCATGGCGCTTCCGAAACCGTGTCGCCCCATAATTCGCCGATTTGGAGCACGCATGACGTGCCCGCCGGACCCCACCCGCGCAGGCCGTAAACGAGGCGGTTAGCCTGCACGTCACACGCCAGCGTCACCGCTTGAACCCAATCCGGGCACCCGCCGAGTGAATAGGGTTGATCCTGCGCTTTCAGCCCTTCGAGCGTCCGCCATTCCGGCACGTCGCCGCCGCCCGGCGCGAACAATTCGCCGAACCCGCCATTAACGACCGCCTGAATCTTCTCTTGGCTGTGCTGGCGCACCGCCTCGACATAGGCGGCGGCGCGGTCGCCGAACGTGACAAACGGCGAGGCGAGGCCGGAAACCCAGTAAGAGATCGTCAGCGCCTCCGGATCAGGCCCGATGATGACGCCGCCTGGCGCCACGCGCTGGCCCGGCGCGACATAGACGCCGGCGGCGTTCATTTCGGCTTTCGACTCTTCGTAGATTTCGCAGCCGCAGCGAGGGCAGATCAAATGCGCCGTGGCGCGCGCGCGGCCCGCGTCCGATGGCCGCTCGCGGCCGTCCGGCCCGACCTCTTTTGCCCAAAACAAATTCCGATGGCGCGGGATGAAATATTCGCCGCAATGCGGGCACGGCCACGCCCAATGATGCCGCGTGCCCGCCTGCCATAGCCGCCAGATCGCCGACTCGACCTCCTGCGGATCAATCTCCGCCCAAAACTCCAATTGCGACTCGTCGTCCATGACGACCTCCGATGCGCCGAGCGACGGCGTCGACGTTTTGAAATGGCAAAAATCGGGAAACGTGTCGCCGCGCTGATCGACCAGTCCGACCGGGTCGCCGGCGCCTTTGACGTTGCGCAACATCTCGTCGACTTCGTCGGTAATCGCCAGGCCGATCGGGTCGGATTTCAGCGCGGCCGACGATCCGCCGAACGCCAAGCGGAGCGGCACGCCGGCTATCTTTTTGCGCGTCAATGCCGTCTGGCGGTTGAGCAGCAGCTTGCGGCGCAGCGCTGGCGTGTCGCGTAGGAAATCGTCAAATCGCGGCGCGATCTGCTCGCGGACAAACGAGCGCGTCGGGCCGACATACAGCGTCGGCACCGGCGCCGTGTCGAACCGCTCGCCCACAATGTCGAGAATCGAGTCGGTTTTGCCCATCTGCGCGCCGCAGACGAGAACGACCGAACGATATAGCCGCGAATGCACGGCGCGCACCGGCGCCACGACATACGGCGTTAGCGACGGGTCGCGCGGGCCGGGATGGCTGGCCGTCTCCGGGTAAACGCGATTGCGGCGCGCCCATTCGTCAGGCGTCGTCCTCGGCCGAGGCAGAATCGACCGGCTTGCCCGTTCGTAAAGCGGCGCCGATTTCGGCGAACCGGGCGGCAAGCTGGCCGCGCGTTTGGTCAACGATCTGCTCAAGCCGCGCCCTTTCCCGCTGGTCCCGCGTGATCCGCGCGGGCAGCGCCGAAACCGCCGCCAGGAAGGCGCCGGCGATTTCCTCAACCGAATACATCGCTTCCGCCATCGGGATCAAATCGCGGCCTTTCACCGCCATCCGCATCTCGATTTCCGCCGCCCGCGCGTCGCGCACCCGCGAGTCAGCCGCCGACTTGGTCCGCCTCGCCGTCTCGTCTTTCAGCGCTTTGATGTAGCCTTGCACCAGCGCGACCAGCGGCCAGCGGCCCGGGCCGGCGCGTTTAACCCACCCGTCTTTCGCAAGATATTGGAGGTTTCGCGGCGT